GGAAAACTCCAGGGTGCCAAACTCAAGACCTTCCACATAGGAGAGAAGCTCTTGCTCGGGCATGATGCCGTCGGTCAGGCGACCCTCCGTGTAGAGATGCCCGATTGCTCCGGACATCTGCTGACGGCGGTGATCTCGCTGCTCATTGAAACGCTGACGCTCAAGGGCGGCATACTTTTCTTTGAGCTCGGCAAGCTCCATTTGCATGCGCTCAGCCATGCTCAGCCCCAGCTGACGGGCACCACCACTTACCATCGAGCTACCACCATACTCCATACCGCAGTGGTCAGCGGAGTAGTTCTCGTTGTAGGACTCTTCACCCTCGTCTACACCGTCATCGCCTTCGCCTTCCTCATAGGTGGAACCGAAGCCAGTCTTGGTGTAAGGGTCTTTCTTCTCGCCATGCTCCTCAGCATAAACACCGCCAGATTTCTTAGAAACCTCGGCAGGGTCGGTCAGAGAGTCTTGGGCACCAGGAGTCAGTTGCTTGGACTTAGACTTCTTGCCATCACCGATATTCTCGCGGAGGGATTCCAGGGAAGATTCTTTGAATGCTCCGCTGGGGCCCACGGTTTCCGCAGGGTCATCGATTTCATCCATAGCACCTGGGGTCAGCTGCTTGGACTTGGACTTGGGCTCACCCTTGTAGGATTCGGCATAAGCTCCGGAAGGACCCACGATTTCGCCGGGGGTATCCGTGTCGTCCATAGCGCCAGGAATCAGCTGACGATTCTTGGACTTTTTGCCGTCACCGATTTCATCACGCAGGGTGTCAAGGCTGGCGCCGCTATCAGCATCGTCAGTCTCATACTCAGCGTGCTCAACGGTCTTGCTGTTGGTCATGCCCTTCTTGGCGGTTGTTACTCCATCTTCACCGGTCATTTCGTCGGCTTGAGGCTCTGCGTACAGCAGGTCGTGCATTTTGGCGGACTTGGCACGAGCGTCAGAAGACTTCGTGCGCAGAACGCGCATGCTGCCATCGGACATTACGTTGATGGTTTGAACGGCGAATACCTCGTTGTCGGGCATTTCTTCCGTCTCGGTCGGAATCTTAGTGGCAGTCTCGTCACGACCGTAAGGGTCGGTGCCGGTGGACATTTTGGGCTTACATCCTTCCGGGTAGTCATCCATACCAGCGTCATACTGGTCATCATTCATAGCTTGGTCATATCCGTCGGCTTGACCTGCCCAACGGCTCTCGCCGTCGGCGTTGTCTTTGGTGGCTTTGGCCGTGTGCATACGGTCTGAATCTTGCTCATCGCTCTCGGCGGTGTGCATACGGTCCCGATCTTGCTCACTGCTCTTGGCAGTCTTCATCCGCTGCACGTCACCTTTGGCGTCTGCTTTGCCGGTTTTCATCCGATCAACATAGCCGTTGTCGGTAGAGCGAGCGGTTTCGTAGCGGCCGAACTCGTCGCCCTCAGCATGATCAGCAGGGCCGGGACCGCCATCGCCACCGTGGCGCTTTTTAACGCCAGTGTCGGTCATGTCCTCATCTTCGCCGTGATCTTCAGCAAAGTGACCTTTTGCCTTCACTTCGGCGGCCCGAGCCTTGAGAGCCGGGGGCAACTCGCCGTGCTTGGCTTCTTTGATGAGTTTGTCCTCTTCTTTGCCAAAGCGTTTTACTTCCTTGGCTTCTTCGCCTTTGCCTTCCTTCTTCATGCGCTTGGCCTCGAAGGCACGGTCAGCGGCGGCTTTGCGTTCGTCGGTAGACTCTTTGTGAGCCTCGTCGTAGACGTTTTCCACGACTTGCATAACTTGGCCGTTGGCACCTTTGACGTGCTTCCGGCTGATTTTTCCTTGGTCCATAAATTCCTCTTCCGGAAATTGATCTTCGAGGTCAGCCGTTTGCTGAGCGATTTCAGTGCCTTCGCGACCCACGTTTTTGCTGGTTTCTTTGAATTGTGGAGCATCTGGGTTAGCCATTTGTGCGGCCTCGGGTTGCATTGTCACGGAGGACGTAGCAACCTCTTCCAGGTTCTCGGTCGGTTGTGTTTGTTGGTTACCTTGCAGTTCTTTTACCGCACTCGACACATCCTGACGGACTTCGTCGAGTTTCTCTCGGAGCATTTCGAGAGGGCTCTTCTCGACAATCATTGTCGGTCCGAGTTCCTCATCGAAGATATCCGAGGGAGCGAGAGCTACGGCAAAGTCGTAGACTCCCTCCACCTCCGAGAAGGAGAAGGGTTCTAATCCTTTGACTGCCGGAGGAGACGCCCCCAGCAATGCAAGGTGGCGAGCACTCCACTTTCCCTTGTGGGGATTGATGGCCGAGTCCGGGGAATAAAACGAGATAGAAACCTTGCGGTAGTGCCCGTCTTTTACCAAGTCTTTGGCCGTATCCGTAAAGGCCACATTGGCATAAAGATTTCCCCCCTGCTTACTGAATCCTTGGATCCAGCCATATGCAGGAAGGCTATCGTTATCGCCAGCGTGGCCGATTACAAGGGGAGCTTCATGAATCGAGGGATCATAGGTTTCAACAACCTGCTGCAAGTCCTTTTCAGAGAAGTGCCTCTGAACTCCTTGAGCGGAAGTTTGGTCCCCCGCCTTAAAGACGTGAATCTTTTTGGTAAACACCGTGTTTATTAGTGACCCATTGTTAGCATTTTACCCTACTTTCTATCCATCTCTACAGCCTCGTCCTCAGTAATGCCTTGGTTGCCGAATGGCTTCGTCGAGGACTCTTCCCCGAGGCCCCTCAGCAAATTCTCAATTTCTTCATCCGTCATCCATTGCTCACTATCTGGCGTTGCTGTGGCTGCACTTTGCTCAGTCGCGTTGCCAAGCTGATCACTCGGAGCCGGTGCAGATATTGCGTCGGATTGGCTTTCCTCTGGAGCAGCCCCGGCCGGCATATCCATCACGTTGGAAGCGGCTTGTAGGTCTTGCGCCGCCGCTTGCTCTTGCCCAGCGGTTGGTGTTTCGGTGTCGCCGCCAAAAATGTTTCCAAATAAATCTTGGTCTTGCTGAGGGTCATATTGCGTGGGTGCTGCCTCCTCTTCCCCGGCTTTTTTCTCCTCAAGCTCCACACGGAAGTGCCGCTCAATCCACTCCTTGCGAGGGGTGTACCCGGATTGAATCAGCAGGGAGACATCAGGCATTGTGAGGGGGGATTCCTCAATGCGGAACTCTCGAGTAAGGACTGGGGCTGCTACGTCGACGCCAAAATTCAAATCAACTATCCAGCGAACCAGCGTTTGCGTCAAGGTCTGTGACAGCATCTCGGATATCTCACTGGCACGGACCACTCGTATGGTGTTGGCAACCTGGGAAGATGCACGAGATCCGGCCTCGGCTTGGCCCGCCTCATCTTCGCCGCAAATTACCAAGGAAATCTCTTTGTCAATATACTCAATCAGATTCTTGAAGACTTCGGGGGATCCAGAGGGAACTACAAACTCAAGTTCGTAACCCTCAGGCAAAATCATTGCCGTCTCTTGGGAGAGATTGGATAGGTGGCCGTAGAGCGTATCCAGTTCTCGAGTGCTCGCTGAGAGCGGGGCTTTTGCGACAGCTGTCGGCGTCGCGTAACGGTCGCCGTAGAGCACATAAGACTCGATGGCACGGCGCCGAAACTTGACGAGAGGGTAAAGAATGCGGCCGAGAGCAGAGCCATATGGGTCGCCATTGTGCGAAACCCAGTAACGGGAAACGATGAACTTACGCTGCGGTAGCTCCACACCTTCAAACATGCGGTTGAAAGTAAGGCAGCGCATTGTGAAACCATTAACGGCATCTTGCTCCTCTTGGAATACGAAACGGCGTTGATCGCGCATGCGGACGTCAAACGGGATGACCCCCCGCTTGGTCTTTTTCCACATTATCTCACCGACAGAGAAACCTGAGATAAGGGCTTCGGCCATCCCTGTGTATATGTCATCGAGAGGCATTTCTTCCAGGACCTCCGCGACAAAGTCGCGCACTGCAAGGTCACCAGGTTTATCGGAATATTGTTGAACGTACCACGGACGAGAGGTAACTTCCTGCATCAACTTGCGGAAGCAAGACTGCACTTGCTCATCATAGAGCAAGCGTTGGTAGACGACGAGTGCCCGGTTCCCGCCCTTACTGATTAGCAAGTCGTCATTAGGACGAACAATCGTATTCCCCTGCCCTGTGAAGGGAGAGGAACTACCGAACATATAGATGGACGATAAGTTATACGGGTCACTCGTGTAACGAGCAACCTCACCGGAGGGGACTGGTGCTGTCTTAAATCGTTGCGCCATCCAAGTCTCGTGCGTTGCCTTAGTTGGTTAGTTTTACCCGGTTAGTTAGCCAGAGTAAAGTTGAGGGGAGGTTGAGGTTGACCGTTGATTGAATACTGGATAAACACGCGATACAAACCATCGTCGCCGCCTGTTTGCCAATCACCTAGCACTGAAAGGTCGCTCAGCCCTTGCACATTTTGCAAAATACTGTATTGGATCGCTGAGTTAATCTGCCCAGGGTCTAAAACTTCAAGCACATAGTCGCCGATTCCGTATTCTGCTCGCATGACTCGTTCATAGTATCGCGTCTCGATTACACTACGAATCTGCTGCGTAACGGTGGCGTAATCTACGCTGGTTGCCAAGTTTCCGTTGACAACCGTTAGGGGGTAAGTTAAACCCCGAACCGCAGGGGATAAAATCGTGGGATTACTCATCGGATGTATCTGCGGGAGATTTGAAACTCGATTGTATTGACTCTCTTTCTTACTTCTTCTTTTGTCAAGTCGCTCTCGACAACTTTCCTAATTTCTTTACGTAGGGCGTCTAAAGTCATAGACTGATAATAGTTTGGATCCGCTAAGGACTCTTGTTTCTCTCCGGAAAGAAGGGAGAAGCAGAGAGTCTCTAATGAGACACCTTGCTCCTCCGCTTGCCGTTCCAAGTGAAAAAAGAGAGTCTCGGGGATTCTGAGGTTTAAGTCCCGGTACATTTGACTCTCTGTTAAAATCACTGGTTAGACTGGCCCAGACCTTGAATGTCCAGCTCCTGCTGCATCTTGCCGATTGCCACACGAATGAGGTCAATCTGAATGCGCTCGAGTGTCGGAACTGGGGTTACAAACACCTTGGCATTCACGATGCCGTTCTCGATATCCTCGGGCGGATTGATGCGGTTGTCGCAAATAACCTGGAAGGCATTGCTGGGGCGAGCACCGAACA